GCCCTGCGATGAGTTCCCATGTCATCATAGGAACAACCCCCTCTAAATAGAAAAAACAGGCGGGTTTATTAGACCCGCCAAATTCTATTTTCGCCTGGTCAACCTAACCAGGTCCATGTCCACTTTTTATGGGTGGAGTGGTAGTCCACGTACGAGCCTGGATCCATATGAGCTTCCAAAACACTAAACGGATGCTCATAGGGATAACCTTGGCTTTTATTACGAGCAAGCTCTTTCCTTAAGAGCTCCCACCAATCTGGTGGGCGGCTTTGTAAGCAATTAGCCGTGGACGTTAGGGTCCGATATTCTCTTCTTTGGAGATTCTTGTTGAATCTACTTTTGAAGAAAATATCATTACTAGCGCTCGGTGTTGCCCGAATTGTCACGGGAAGTGACAATTCGGTCCGAGGATAAACAAATCCAACCACCTCTTCGATCAGACGAACGATCGGATGAGAGGACTCGTATCCAAACTTGTCAATGAATTCATTGAGCAAGTCAGCGCATGTATCTAACCCCGTACCTGACGAAGTGAACAATTTCCTTACCCTGACGGGTGTGACATCCATACCTCTATGGAAATCACCACCACAGGATTCGCGAAATGGCCCACTGACATAAGTCTTGTTTCGATTGACTTTAAGGCCAATCGATTCAAGTCCCACCATGATTCCTCGAGCAAAAGAGGAGTCACAGATTATGTCGTCACCATATACGTATACTGGACGGTTTAATCCATACAGTAAACGTGTTGTGGCCTGTGCGCACGCCCAAAAGACGAGCGCTTCGACTGGAAAACAACAAGCACTGCCCATAGGGGCGAACTTGTTGAGCTTAACTACAACACCGTTCGGTAGAGTCGTCTCCTCTGAGCGACAAGCTTCGAGGCACTCAACCCAATCGGAAGGGAAAACTTTCCGAATTAAGTTAAGTGAGACTCTATCGGATGCGTCTGACAGGTCTATAGTCGCAAGTGAGTCACTAAGACTCGCTTGGTAGGCTAAACCCTGATTGACGCCTTGGTCAATAAAATTAATTTGACCTCGTGTAATGTAGCTGGTTTCAAGGATATCATAGAGTTTTCGCATAAGTCCCTGTTGCACGTACATTAGTGCAGCAGGTTCGCATGATATTACTCTAGGACCCCTTGAATCCTTGGGCACTAAACACACACGTGCCCTTGGAAGAACGTAGTGACTCAATTCCAGGCTCTCCATCTCGTCCGCCAAATGTGTCGGACTAAAGAAGAAGAGATCTGAGTAACCGAATGCCTTATCAATAGGTTCGTAATACTGAACCGTTGACCATTTCATCCGGTTAGGAGTACGGCACGAGGTTACCCCCGTGCCGTGACAAGGACGTATATCTCGGGGATTGCTATTACACAATACCCTTGATATAAGTCTTGCCATCTCATTGACTAAAGCTACTGTTGAGCACCGAGCAAAGCTATGACCACATCCACTATTGGCTGTGGAATAAGCCCACTCCGTGCCGTCAGTATAGTCAATAACACTGAGATCCCGATCATTTTTAACAAATGCCTCGAGGAACTCGTGTTCGATTGAGTCGTCATGTTCTACCTCCAGTTTATAGAAAACGTAAGACAGTTGTCTTACGCAATCTACGGCCACTGAGTTACCTTCTAACGCTAACCCGATGGCCTTCCCCAGGAAATAAGGAAGACCCATGGCATCACTTTTAAATGATGGACATGGCTCCCATTCTTGTGTGGAATGAAAGGTATCGAGCGCTCTACCTAATTCAGGTAGAACTCTAGTGAAGAACGGTAACCCCTCGTTCGCTACCCTAGTACGGACTTCAAGAATATCTTGAGGTTCAACTAAGGCGCGGTAGCGAAGGTTACGCGCTAGGTTCTCCCACAAGGAGAGAAGGCTTTTCAGATCACCATGTATCATGGCACATCTCCAAGAGCATCCCTAACGCCAAACCTACAAACAGACATAACACAACGTATTACGACTGCTTCCGCTACTACGACACGTCTTGCAGTGAGTTAAACTTCACTGTTCAACAATGCCGTCACGTTAGCATTCGCACCTCCCTCAATAAGGAAGTCAATCAGCT